ACTGAGTCTGCACTTACGCCAGCATTTGCGTTATTGAGGGTAGAACCATCAGTTCTGAGAACTCTTAAGATTCCACCGTATGAGAGATATGACGACGCACTTAACCAGTAATCATACTGTGCGTCTGTAGAAATTGGCTTACCGAAAGTTCTGAGAAGATCTTGCTCCGTTTCAATCAAGATGGGAACATCAACAGGTCCTTTTTCAAATGGACCGACAATAGCACCAACTTGATCGTTAGCAGCATCCACTCTACCAATAGTCAAATCAACTTCTCTTACCCTGACGCCAGGCGATACTAAGTTAAGCGACATTTTTTTTCCTCGTAAGAAGATTCATTTTTTCTAAAACTATTTATTATTTGCTACTTTTACATTGGGGAAACTGTGCATGAACACACTAAATCACCAATCTGGATACTGCCAATGGAGTGAATCTACTTTTCTTGTCTTAGAAATTCTTTTTTTGGTGCATTCCTTACACTCATATGAATATGATGATGGATACATTCCTCTATTTTTTCTTGTCAGATAGAAACCATCAATTAAGTCCTTTATTTCACCACAAGTCCTACATTTCCTTTCTTTGAACAGTAAGTGCTCTAGTCCAAACTGTTCGTCAAAATCCATTACATGTACTCCCACATATAAGAACGATCACCATATTCATCTGTGTACCACCTATCTCCACTATCATCTACAAAAGAACTATCATCTAATCCATCACTGATGAATCCAAAGGGAGACATATCTTGCTCAATCTGATTCTTTTGTTCTTCGTATAATCTTTTTCTAACGTCCTGATCTGTCAGTTCTTTGAAGTAGTCTTGTGCAACTAACCAAGCATAAATGACCAGACACATTGCAAGGTCATCATTACAACCTTCTTCTGCCTCAAATGAATTGTGCTTTGAGACGAAAGTAGTCAATTCTGAGATGATCTCATAGTCATTGAATATGAGTTTATCTTCTTCAATCATTGCCTTAAGGTTAAGTGATCCAACCTTTTTGACAGTTTTACTCATCTTCACACCAAGTTGAGTTTTCTTTCCAGAGAAACCCTGACCAACAATCTGACCTGCTCTACCTCTCATAGAACACATCAGCAGATTCTGGTATTCCAAATCATATTGGAGAATACTTGCTACCTGGTCTCCAATATCATTTACTTCGCAAAGGATAAATGCGTTATTGTAATTCTTTGCTACTTCCCAAATTATATTGGGGAATAGCATTGGTTTGATTTCGTTATTTCTATATTTTGCTACTACTTTGTGCGGAAACTCTGTAATGTCCACCACAACGAATGCAGAATAGTCTTCACTAACTCCCCTTGCAACGTCTACAGTTACAACATAATCATGCTCATCTTGTACATCCAAATATACATCTAAACCAGCACTCTTAGTTTTTGGATTATCGTATACTAAATTTCTAAGTTTACTTGGTGCAATGAGAGTATCAACCGATCCTAAAAATTCACACTCAAACTCAATTTTGAATTGCTGTTCTGATGTGTTTGCAATCGTCTGTTTTTTCCACTCATCATCACGTCCTGGAACTTCAGACCAGTGAACGTCTGTTGGTACGTATTCATTTTTTCCCTTCTCCGCATCATGCCACATGCGGTAGAAGTGATTCATGCCATGCGGCGTTGAGACGATGATGACTTTTGTGCTTTTACCAGAAGTAATAGTAGGATAAACAGATGCAAAGAAGGAGTCAGCGATGTGATTAGGGACGAAGGCGAATTCGTCGAGAAAGAGGATATTGAACGACATGCCTCGGACAGCACTTGCAGATGTAGAAGCTGCCAATATCTTACTGCCATTTTCTAACTCCAAACTACCTTTATTCCATGCTATGATACCTTGCTGCATCCACTTTGGTAAGTTCTCGTATGCAGTTTGTAACCTATCAAGAAGTTCTCTTGCGGTTGCAGCTTTGTTTGCTAGAATGCCTATATTGACATTATCATTAAATACTGCATAGTGTAAAAGAAAAGAAACCACAGTTGTTGATTTACCTGTCTGCCGTGGCATCTTGCAGATATTAAATCTATTATTATGAAAGTTATTAACTAACTTTTCTTGAAATGGGTATAACTCAAAAGGTTGTAATCCTTTATCAAGAGTCACAATCTTCACATAATTTTTTGCAAAATATACTGGGTCACTCTGACATTTAATAAACTCCTCAATCTGTTCTTGAGTAAATTCAATCGCAGTATTTGCTTTTTTTAATAATGGATTGCCAAGATATACGTCACTCATAACAAAACTCCTTTTAATCCTCAACAAATGTTATTGCAGCATCTGCATTTTGTAGAACAGCACTGGAAGAAATTGCTAGCGTGAATAGTCTTTGTGGTGGTAAAACAATTCTCAACTCATCAAGATCAATTGTTTCTGGAGCACCCGATGTAACACAAAAAACTGCTGCTGGATCTCCACCAGTGATTGTTGTATCAGTTGTTGAATATGAAGAAGCATTTCCAAGAGGTGTGAAATCTAAAGGATCTGCTGTTATTGGATCAATATACAGATAGATAAAACAAGGTGCTGTTCCTGCCGATGTTGTTAGAGCACTAATTTTCTTTACTATAAGTTCTCTGGTATTAATTTTGTTATTGACAATCATACCGCCCTTAATGGTAATCAGGTGGAATTTTGTGCCAGTACTATTCATTCCACCAGTCTTTGTTCTAAAGGCACCGATTGGAAGGGTTGTGGTATTAATAACACCTTCAATCGCACCCATCATAGATGCGCCAGAGACTGTTACACCAGCACCAGTATTACCATCCAGATTGGCAGCCACATATCCAATCTTGAGTGATGGATTATCTAAATGAACAGTATTATTCCTGTTTGTATAGTGAATATGATGAACGGGCATCATATCTCCCGTTGTGGGATTTTCAATAGCAAATCTCATCTCACCAGCACCCAACCAACGGAAGTTGATTTGGTATACATTCAGTTTGGTTGGATCTAATGTAACTCCTGATGGATTGGTGGTGCCACCAACACCAGTCATCGTATCAAAGTTCCAGTCCTCTTGATATGTCCAGTTGCTTGTATGATTTACACCTGTTTGAGAAGTTGTTGATGTAGCTACCAGGTCACCATTACTTACAATAGAGAATGTGCCTGTTTTTGGACCGACGCTTGTGGATAAGAAATCAATATAACCATTCTTATAGTCGGCAATCCAACCAGCATAAGTATGAGTTCCAATACCAGTTGCGTTTTGTGTTGTTGTTCCTGATCCAATAGTAACTGTGGATGCGACACCAGCAAGAGTGACTGTTATATTCTCTGTGCCACTTGAAGGTGTTGTGATAGTAAATCTATGAATGTGAGCTTTACCACCATTCTCACGAAGAATACCAAACCTTCCTTCAGTGCTGTATCCAACTTGAAGTGCTTGCTCTTGTGTGAAGAATCCTGCTCTTTGTGTATATCCTGTTGCAATACCAGAAAACTGTGCTGTGAATCTTGCGAGAGCACCTTGTCCTGGACGATATCTTACAGATCTTTTAGAACGAACAACTCCATAACCATAAGCACCAGTTCCTGTTGATGTAGTCATCAAATTATTAGCATCACTAGTGCTACCAGTACCAAATGAGTAGAGTTCAAATCTATCTGAGTTTAAACCATACAGACCATCAAGTTGAAGGACTGGGGTGATTTGAGATACAATTTGTTCTCCAAATGCACCACTACCACTCGCAGTTCCATTGCACCCATCAATGTTGCCGTATCTGTCGGCACACATGTAAACCTCAAATAGACTTCTCTCTTGATTGAGGTAATCTTGTGTAGTTTTATTCCACTGAGCCATTAGTCACTCCAACTTAATCTTTCTGGTTGATATCTTTGTGCGTTTTTGATTTTTGAAGAAGGAGAATTTCCTGGATAAATTTGATGAACAATTGCACCTGGATATTCTCCTTGAATCTGCTCTGCCAATTCATTTTTGGAAAGCATTTTACCTTCTACTTCAAGACGGTATAACTTACCTTCCCAGACAACATCGGCAAAGAATGACTCTTGTGCCTGTTCTGGTTGAGAACCTCCTACATTGAGAGTTCCATTGAAATCACCATTGATGGTGATGCTTTCGGTTAAAAATTGTTTAAAACTTTTCATTAGTTACAGTTCCAACGACGGAGGGCTTTATTGATTCTGGAATCTGGGTCTCTAGCAGTTTTAGCAGAAGTGAGACGCTTCTTCATACCACTCATTCTTGAGCAGAACGACTTGCGACGCTTTGCATCTTTAGAACCTGCTTTCAATTTTGATGGTTTTTTAGTAACTGCAGTTTTCAGTTTTGAACCTGGATTCTCTCTGCGATAGGCATCAACTGCTTTTTGACTTAAACCATCGGTTTTGTCTTTGCGATTTACAGATTGCCAATCTTCATCAACCTCTTCTTCAGACACATAAAGCAATTGCTCCCCTGGTTTGTAATCAGTTACATAATAGGTATTTACTTTTGAACCGGGATAGACTTTTTCAATTTGGTCTTGAACTTCTTTTCTACTTGGTTTTGTAATTTGTGGGAAGAACAACTTAATCATGTAAAACTTTCCTCTCCAACTCAAAGTTACCACAATTATATTTCCAGTTCTTTGTGGAACTCTTACTGCTTCACCAATGTCACCACCACCATCAGATGATTCTGATGGTACAAAATCCTCTGGAGTTTCTGGTGCTAAAGATGCTGGTTTTGAGAACATATCCCAATAGTGACCACCATACTTACATTCGGTTCTTAATTCATTCTTTTTGCATTTTGGACAATATCTTTGAACACCACATTCTTCTTTTACTGATTTCCAAGGTTCTGGTTTGATGAGGTCAATAAACTCATATTCAGTTGCCTTGAAATCGTCTCTCCAATTAGAAAATTCATATCCTTCTTTTTTGACACAATTTGGATATTTTTTTCCAAACATTTTTTTCATACCTTTTTTCTCATAACCAGGCCAACACTTTTCACCGAGGTCAATTTCTTCTTTTTTAGTTTTATTTCCCCAATTAGCAGCACCTTTTTTACGGCACTTAACTAAAGCCCCAGAAGCATATGCAGAAGGCCAAACCTTATAACG